TTTTTCTTCTTTTATTTTATTACTTATTGTAACATAAACAAACTTACAAAAAAGGAGATGTCTTATGATGTTCCGTCTTATAAGATTTATACACCGAATTACAACACGACTAAATATGTGGGCTTTCCAAAAAGAAACCTATTTAAAATATTATAAAAACAGAAATAAAAAAGATGAGTAATGTACCTAAGTATGGAGCACAAGTTCTCTATACACGAACAAAAAAAGGTACATCTATAGGACGTAGACCGATTACTTCCACAATGAACAAAGATAAAAGGAGACAAGGTGGAGCAAAAAAGTATAAAGGACAAGGACGTTAGAATAGAAAAGATTATAAAAGAATTACCCGAATTATTAGTAAAACACGCATACCAAAAACTAAAATCAGGAGAAGAGCTAACTGCTTCAGAAATGAAAGTATGTTTAGAGGTCTGTAAGACATACAGTTCCGAAAAGTTAGGTGCAAAGCCTGATAATATTCTTGAGAAAGTACCTTTTGATACAGATGGATAAACGATTATATAATTTTAAAAATTTTTTGTATTTATGTTGGAAGTTTCTCAGACTCCCTGAACCAACCCCCATACAATATGATATAGCAGACTATCTACAAGCAAAAGAACGTAGATTAGTTATTGAAGCCTTTAGAGGTGTAGGTAAATCTTGGATTACTTCAGCATTTGTTTGTCATCAACTTTTATTAAACCCTCAAAGAAATATACTGGTTGTCTCAGCTTCTAAAAATAGAGCTGATGACTTTAGTACATTTACTCAAAGGTTAATAAATGAAATGCCAATATTACAGCATTTAATACCTAGAGATAACCAAAGACATTCTAAAATTAGTTTTGATGTAGCTCCCGCTTTAGCTTCTCACGCACCTAGTGTGAAATCTATGGGAATTACAGGACAGCTTACAGGTTCTCGTGCCGATTTAATTATTGCCGATGACGTAGAGTCAGCTAATAACTCACAGACACAATTAATGAGAGATAGATTAAGTGAAACTGTGAAAGAATTTGATGCCATCATTAAACCCGATGTTGGTCGTATCATATTCTTAGGAACACCTCAAACTGAAATGAGTTTATATAACACATTAGAAGAAAGAGGATTCAAGACAAAAATATGGACAGCCTTATATCCAACTAAAGAACAAACGATTGGATATGGTAATAAGATTTCTAAAATTATTTCTAATGTTACAGATAAAGAAGGACAACCTACTGACCCTGAAAGATTTGATGATGTAGATTTATTAGAGCGTTTGTCTTCATATGGACGTTCAGGTTTTAACTTACAATTTATGTTGGACACTACAATGTCTGACTCCAATAGATATCCTTTAAAGCTCAATGATTTGATTGTAGCTTCAGGTTGTACGACTTGGGAAAAAGCTCCTGCTCAAATTCAGTGGGCTTCAGGTACACAGCAGTTAAAGGGTATAGACCCTGAAATACCAAATGTAGGTTTAAAGGGAGACTACTATGTCGCTCCTTTACACTTGTCTGATGAATACGCACCCTTTGAAGGGGTAGCGATGTCCATTGACCCTGCGGGTCGGGGAGAAGACAAAACAGCGTATGCGGTGCTTAAAATGCTTCACGGAGTGCTTTATTTGACCGATATAGGTGCTTTAGATGGTGGTTACTCAGCTTCTACCTTAGAAGAGCTTTCTAGTATTGCTAAAAGAAACAAAGTAAATCATGTAGTTATAGAGTCTAACTTTGGAGATGGTATGGCTACAGCTTTATTAAAACCTATTATGGCTAAGATACACCCTTGTCAAATAGAAGAGGTAAGACACAATATACAAAAAGAGAAAAGAATTATAGATACCCTAGAACCCATTATGAATGGTCACAGGCTAGTGGTAGATGAGAATACGATTAAAGAAGATTTCAAGCTAGAACCTAATCATCAGTTATTTAGACAACTGACTAGGATAACTAGAGATAGAGGTGCGTTAAGACACGATGACCAAATAGATGCTTTAGCTATTGCGGCTAACTATTGGGTGGAGAGAATGGATAGAGACCAAACTCTTTCTTATCAACAACACAAAGATGAACTAATAAATAAGGATTTAGAGAAATTTATGGAACATACAGTGGGTAGACAATCTAAACGGGAAAGGTGGATATAAACACTAAAGTACCCGTATTAGGGAAAAGTCAGGGGTTAAAGCTATACTATAGCTATTACTTACTCACTTATTATTAATGGATATATTATGGCAAAATGTGAAAGATGCGACAAGGAGTGTCACTGTAGTAAGGACGCTAAAGAATCTAATTGCGTTAATTGTAATTGTCCTGATAACAGGAGCGTATGGTACGTTGAAGGCACATCAAGCGAACAAGATAGAACTTACGAAAACGAGGTTAATAAATCAAATGGATAATAAAGATACTAATAAAGATATTGAATTATTGAAGACAAGAATTAAGAAAAATGAAGGTAATAAATTAGGTAAAGCTGTAATGATACCTTATTATTTAGAATATGATGATGCTAATGGTAAACACATAGTAGAAGATTGGCTAACAGGTGGGTATGGAACTAGGTTAAGTAAAAACCATAAAGAACCTGAAGGTGGTTATACTGAAGCGTATTGGAGTAAAAGATTTGATGAGAGGTTTGACATAGCTCATAAAGGAGCTTTAAAACTCTTAGGAACAGAGACAGACTACAGAGCCATAGGTGTTATCACTGAGATGATGTACCAAATGGGAGTTGATGGTGTCTCTAAGTTTACGAAGACACTAGATTATATGAAAAGAAAAGAATGGCAATTAGCGTCTGTAGAGATGATGGACTCTAAATGGGCTATTCAAACAGAAGAAAGAGCTGTAGCGTTAAGTAAAGTAATCAAGAATATTAGGTAAAAAAATCTGAATAGGTATCACGTATAAAAGAGGTGGCACGTTTCCCCGTGTGGCTCACTTCTTTACGCCCACAAAGGCACGTCCCCGCACACAAAAAAGAAATTCACGGCTCTATATACATAGGCACACGCCCACGCACACGCAACGCAGACCTAAAGACCACGCAAGGGCATACCTTAAGCCGTTGATTGTTTCTTTTTGCTGTTGCTGTGAGCTAGTCTGTTTTTTTGCTTTATCTCTTTATATACACACACAGCCACGCACAGGCAGACATTAAGACAAACACAGGCACAGGCTCAGGCCTGTTTTTTTCTTACTTAGGGATATAGCTTAAGACTACTAAGGTTAAGACAGTAAGTATTATTATAAATGATATATATAATATCTTCTCTTTAATTCTTTTCATTCCTTCTTATTCCTTCCTTTTAATTAATAGTTAATGAGTAAGTAAGTAAGTTAATAGCTATATAATAGCTAGAGTTTTTCTTTTTTGATTGTCTCTAATACGGGGTCTTTAATACTTGCCTTACTCTTGCCTTAAACTGCGTCAGGGTGTCACACTTATCATTATTTTGTTGAATAGCGTTTTAATGGGTTTATAACAATTCATAGTTCAGTAATTTAAATGAATAAATTATTAATGTTCTTTATTTAGGTTTAAGTAGTTCAAATTGCTTCACACACCAACAGCCTCATAGTTGGGACGAGTGGGACACCTCAACAGCGAAGCGATAGGGTTTCGGGAGCAGGTTTAGAGTGGTACTCAGTCCACCAATTAAAAAGTTTGTTTGTCTCTAGTAATTTACTAGAATTTATAAATAACAACAAAAGGGTCTTAAAATGATAATGATGAATAAGGAAGCTCAAGGCACTATCAAAAAAATAAACGATGAATTGTTAAAATTTTACAATCAGCCGTTTATGTCTTTAATGCCTCAAAAAAGAAAATTTGAGTTTAAAGCAATTATGTCTAAATTAGTTCAATTAGAAGGAGCTATAAATGAGTAATCAAGAAACTATCTATCAGAATAAAGACGGGGACACTAATTATAGTATTGTAAAGGGTGTCTTTTTTATTCCTGATTTAAAAGCTAAAATGTCAGCTTTTAGAGTTATGAAGCATACTAATTATACTAAACCTATAGTTGAGTATTGCTTCCAAAAAGTACAAGCTGAAATTGTCTTAAAAGACTTAATGACGGCTTAATAGTAAATTTTAAAAAATGGACTTAGGCGGTAAATATCCGCCTGAGTTCACAGCTAGACTGATGACCTGAAAAGGAACGCCAAAAGGCGTTGGGTTTTATACCTGAAACAATTAAACTTTGATTGTATCTAGCAATATGTTAGAAAAACACAAACAAACAAAAGGACAAACAAATGAAAACTATCCAAATGACGAGTAATAGCTCAGGCCGTCCCGTTGCTAATCAATTTGAATTATTTGATGGCTTAGGAAATAGATTTTTTCAATCTTATAAGTCTATGATTGCGAAAATTTCTAATACTGGCAAAGTCTTTTTAGATAAAAACTACTGGGACTATTCAACGACTACGGGTAAATATAGAAATCAATTTTTAAATGAAAAGATTGCTGAAACTAGAAAAAAGATTGAAAGCGGTCAATATATTTTAATTGATTTAAACTCTGAAATGGACGCTTATCAAGAGCAAGAGTTAAAAGCTAAGTTTTTTGATACTTGGAAAGCAGAAGAGCAAGACCAAAAGCAAGAATTCAGAAATAAGCGTTATGCTGAGAGGTTGTTAGAAACTATATAAACTTTGCACAATAACAAACTATAAGACCCGAAGCGGTTTATTAAATTAGACCGCTTTGAGACTTATATTAAAAAGTAAGTCAATAGGTGGCAAATTTCGGCAGTTGCTTAAATGTTGCGACAGCATAACAGCCTATTAAAACAAACTATGCAAACAAACAAGGAAACCAAAGTAATACCCGAAACGAACAAGTATTATTCTAATATATACTCAGAAGACTTTGTATATATTCCTAGAATATACGGCGGACTAAACGGCGTTAAAACTTTAGTTGAAAAGGACGGCTCACACTATAAAGGTTATTTAAAAACTTTCAAAATTGGAGTGTCAACTTTTACACTAACTGAAAACTCACGTTGGTTTGATAATTTGGGTATGCCTTGCCAATGTCCTGACGGCGTTAAGACTAAGGAGAAGCTGAGCTTGTTAAAAGCTGAGCTGAGCCGACTTGACGGCGAAAAGAAATGGCAAGACTACAAAAGAAAAGTCTTCAAGAAATAAGCTGAGCTGAGCTTATCGGAGCTAGGCGGGGCAACTCGCCTACTCCACAACACCAATAAACAAACTAAAAAAGGACTAATAATATGATATGTTATGAAAATGTAAAGATACATCAAGTCACAACAAGGGACGGCGAATATAATGATAAAAAGAAAAAATACATTACGTTTGCAAAACTTAAGACAACAGAAAAGCTGATTTTTGAAGATTGTTATTGTAGTCTTGAAGAGTTAGCTCACGAAGTAAGACACGCTGTTTTAAGAAGCCCTGAAGATAAAATAAAAGTGTCTTTTGAAGCTAAGTTGGAGTATTAAATATGAAAACGTTTAATTTTATACTACCTGATAAGATTGAAACTATTGACAGTATGAGCTTTAAAAAAGCGGTCAAGAGCTTTCAAAACAAATATCCTGACTTAAAGGAAGTTATGATTAAGTATATTAACAAGAAAAAACATAAGATTATGCGACTTGTTAAACTTCCAATAGGTAGAAAAAAGAAGGTAGACAGATGAATAAATACTTAATAATAACGCTTGGAATGATAGTTGGAACATTAATATTTGGTTTAATAGTTTGGTTTGCAACTGAATATTTAATTGTAACTTCTATTAATAATTTTTTAATATAAACACTAACAAAGAAAGGAAAACCAATGACAGTAATAGTAGTAACAATATTTGTTACATTGTGGGTTGTGGGAATGGTTAACTAATGACTTTTGACATCAAAAAAGAAATAGAAAACACTTTTGAAGATGTCAATCCTTATAGTCAAGTTTCTTCTGATGTCTTGCCTAGCCATGTGAAAAAATTCATTAAAGAAAAAAAAGCTGATGATGAATTGGCAAGACGTGAAGAGGAGATGATAAAAATGTGGAAAGATGAAATAAAAATAAACAAAGGGGTAAATATATGAAGATAGCTAGTTGGAGTAAAAAGTATTATGAAGGTTTGATTGATGCAGAGCACAAAGCTAATGATGTTTGGTTTAAGGATACATTAAAACTCTTAAACAATGCAGGAATTTTATTTGTGCCTAACCTTCAAAAATCTTTTAATAAAAAAGGTGTAGAAGTTGGTCGGTGGGCTATTGAAGGGAAACCGCCTAATGATTGAAATATTTGAAATCTTTTGGTCAGCTCCTATTGAGCTAAGGGTTATAATATTGGGCGGTTTAATATCGCCCTTTATTCTTTTAAGAAATAATGACAAAAAAGGAACTTATGAATATCACGATAATTGCTATTGTGATATTTGTAAGCATTCAAGACGATTTAAGAAATTCTCTTAGGCTAGTGCATAAGCCTATGTAGATAGGGGGTACACCTAGCGGGGTACTCCCGACCTTATTTTTTATACACTAAAAAGACTAAACGGCGACTTGACGACAAAAACCTTGATAAAAGACTAGACGGCGACTAAAGTGCCCGTATGTAGAAGCCAAAACATAAACACAATAACTTATAGGAGTTTATAATATATGGATAGTAAAGATACATTACTAACTATAATGCCCAAATACGCAGACCAATTAAAACACGAAAAAGAAATGGCTGAGTTGGGCAAACATAGAACGAACAAAAGACGTATCTCACACGTTGAACGTGAGGAAGAATCTGTTACTAGCTATGGGAAAGTAATGGTTGCTAACACAATCAGACCTTTAGCCAATGCCATAGCTGAGTTTATACTAGAGACATCTAAGAAGACTATCGGAAAGCCACCTATTGCTTTCGTTAAAATGTGCGAAGTTTCACCTGAAATATTAGCCTTAATTACTGGCAAACATATCATTAATACAATTACTCAATACAAAGCTCTTACGGCTACGTGTATATCACTAGGCGGGAAGATAGAGACTGAAATAGCTTTAAAGAACTTTAAGTTTTTAAACCCTGAGCTTTATGAAGCTGTCAAAAAAGATTTAGATAAAAGGTCTTGGAATTATGTCTATAAAAGACGTAAGCTAAGAGAAAGTGCTAAGCGTGGAGTTGTTAAATGGGAAGAGTGGACAACACCTGAAAAACTACACGTTGGATTAAAACTAATTGAAATGTTAATTGTCTCTACTGGTTTAATTGAAATTGGTATGGAAACTATTAACCATAAAAAAGCTAAGATTATCAAACAAACACACAAGACTAGAGAATGGATTAAAAATAGAAATAGCTTTAATGAGCTGTTAAACCCTGAATACTTACCAACAGTTTTACAACCTAAGATGTGGAGTTCAGTTGTAGGTGGTGGATATTGGACTAAAGAATTACCTGAGTTAGATTTAGTAAAACAAAAGAATAAACAATTTAAAAAAGAGCTTGATAATTTTGATATGCCTGAAGTTTATAATGGTATCAATATTATGCAGAATACACCTTTTAAAATTAATAAGTTTATTTTAAATGTAATGCAAACAGCTTGGGACAATGGGGACGCTGTGGGTGGTATGCCTTCTAGTGTTAATTTGAATATACCAAATAAGCCACACGATATTGAAACTAATAGAGAATCAAGAAAAGAGTGGAAGAAAAAAGCTGTTATAGCTCACACTGAAAATGCTCGTATGTTTTCTAAAAGATTATTGTATGCTAAAATAATTTGGTTAGCTCAAAAGTTTAAAGACTATGCGACATTGTTCTATCCTTTACAATTTGATTTTAGAGGTAGAGCTTATTGTGTCCCTGCCTTTTTAAACTATCAAAGTATTGGTGGAGCTAAGGCTATGCTAGTATTTTCTAATGGAAAAGAAATCACTCCTGAGAATAGGGGTGCGTTTTGGTTAGCCGTACACGGAGCTAATATGTATGGTGAAGACAAAGTATCTTTAGAAGATAGAGTTAAGTGGGTTGAGGATAATGAGCAGTGGATAGTTAAATGTGCTCAAGACCCTTTTAGAAATAGAGAGTGGGAAGATGCTTCTAATGGTTTTCAATTTTT